TCCCTTGTCCATCAATAACTCGATGCACTTGTTCTTTGCGGCCGCTATCCCGGCATTGGAATGGAATCGATAAGTAGCACCTTCAAATGGCTCGTCGCTACCGTCATCCACCACGACCAGCGCTGCGCCCTTTGGCAGGTATTTGCGCCATTGCTGGATGCTGTGGCCTATTACCGATGGTCGGTTGTAAGTGGTTATGGCTACTCCGATTTTCATATCAATCCAGCATAAGTTTGACACCTAGCCAAAGAACTCCGAGCAACACGGCAACCATTACCAATGTTATCAAAAGCTCCAATAACCTACCGGTATACCCACAAAGTATCCCCAGCCCTATGAAAGGACTGGAAACAAATAATACCCCTGTTATTTTCTTTATCGTTTTCATATCACACCCCCTTTCCCTGCATTAATTTCTGCCCCATGTCCCAAAAGCTTATAGGTTTCCCCGACGGCTTGACCGTGCTGCTCTCCCCATCTTCCCCTACCGGTGGAATGGTGGAATTCATCATCAACAGATTTTGCCAGCTTATTCCGTGCATCACTTCGTCCCATCCGAATCGGTAGTATTTGATAATCCCTCCGAGTGTGGCCCAGGGGCTTCTGTCTCCAGCATATCGCTTATCCCTATGCTGCGGACTGATGCCATAATGGCGAAAAAATTTTCTACGTCCAACCCCCGGTGGACGGCTTCGATTGCCCTGCGAAGATCTGCGTATGAGAAGTGATTTGAAATGAACTCAGGTAGGGTAGGATCTGGCTTGCCTTTGCCGTTATGCGAGGCTATTGCAACAATCGACAGCATTGCTTCAAGATTGTCGTGATTTAGTTCATAAAACACCTCATACACGTTGTTTTCCGTCAGCTTGCGCATCGGCTTAATATCCAATAATGCTGCAGCGATCTTGAATACGGTGCTAGGGAATGGAGGGTAGATGGTAATTGTACGGCTGCGTGGGCGCAAGCCCAATCGTTGCAGTAATTTGCCGAACCGACCTTTGGCTGGCGTCGGTACTGTCTGGCTGAATAGTGGCTCTTGTGTTACGGCGGCCACGACCGACTTTCTAGTGTCTTGTTCCATCTTTGGTAAGGATTAAAATATGGCCTACTCGCGCCCTTACCAACGCTTTCAGCCAATGTTGTCTGTGTGCCAACCCGGTAAGGGGCTACCGATTAAGTGGTAGGAGGCACGTCTACGATCTGCCAGCCCCAAGGTGACACAGCGTTACCGCTGCCATCAACCGGAGTGATCGACCTAGCATTAAATCCGATTGACAACATTCCATTCTTTGTCAATACGTTAGGAATGCTTATCGAAACGGCTGCCTGACGTATGAACAATTGGAATTGCTTGCCCATGAAGGGAATCGATTTAATCCGCCACGCCTTGTATACAATGATATTGTCGGCTGGCGCGTCGAACGTTTGAGTTCCGGCGTTCCATGTGCCGCCCGTCAATGCTGCGGCAATAGCGCCATCAACGTCAATGGATTGTGCAGCCAATGTCACCGGATCGGTTTCGCCCGGAAGCACATACCGTACACCCGGCTTATCCTCCACCCGGATATCATTTGTCACCTGTTCTGGCACGTTGAACGTCAACGTCTCCATGGCGATGTCTATGATGCTGGTGAATCCAGTGGTTGGCATGCTGCCATCGTTCGAGATGTTAGCAAATTCAAGGGATTGAATACCCGTTACTGGTGTTGCCATTTTACTTTTGATTTATGCCCTTTCGGGCTATTTAAAATTAATTCTTGTCATTTGTCCAATCGGACCGTCCTGTATTCCACTCTTACGTTGTAAAACCAATTGTTGCCATCCGGCGTAAGCTCTCCGGGCCTACTGACATGGAGGAAAAAGTCCGTGCCGTAGTGGTAGTCCACTGCTTCAATTATTGCCTTACCGATAACCTGCATCCGATCAATATCCGGCTGGGTGTTGTCCACAGCCGTCGGGTTGCCCGAAGGTTGGCCAGTTAGGTTCGGAACGTGGGTGTTAATGTTGAAGTCCCCGCCCTGGAACTGCTCGGCATCGAAGAAAAGGCAGTTGGTGACGATATCCTCTTTGTCGCTATCCAACACGCGATTGGTATTCCTGATCTGGCCTGTCAACCCAACAGTTACAGCCACACCTTTAGCCACCAACACAGCGTTGATGTCCTCGATTGCGTCTACTGCCGTTTTGATTGTCTTCATCCGATTACTCCCAGTTCGTTGAATGCCTGAGTAAGCCATACCAGTGCGTCATTCTTCCCTCCGGTAATCACATCATACCCTTTGTTCTCTACCCATCCCGCGTAATTCATACCCGCGACCAGCACAATACCCCATCCGGTCGATCCGGCCATTTCTTCTCGCGCCTGCTGCCTGCCTACTGCTAGTCCGGTTGCTTTATCCGATCCCGCTGCAGACGGCTTGAAGTCCTCATGAATAGGCTTGCCGTCACGGAAAACTATGAATCCGGTTGAGCTGCGAAGGTTACCGGTATCATCCTGATAAGGCTTACCACCCATTTTCTTCCGGGCTATGTCAACTGCACGAACACCCACCTTTATCATGAGCGGTAAGGTCGCATCCTCAATTGCTTGAAGTGCCTCCCTTTCAAGCTGCTCGGCGTCAAACATTGGCGTCATCCCGATCATACCGCCCCCTTGCAATGAAGTTGACCGATATGGAACGATAGTAATGGTTGATTGTAAACGATATAGGCCCCGCTCTTGTCGGTGCCGCTGATAACCGTTTGTAATGGTATATTCGCAGTCCCTACCGGAAACGCAATATCAAACTTAACAACAACCTCACTGCCGTCCTGCAACTTTACCACCCTATCACCGCCCCGTGCGGGAACGAATCGGCACTTTACCGATGTGGTCCCGTAAGTCAGCGTATCAGGATATTGCTCGAAACTCATGTTAAAGAACTTTGTGCCACTGTGGCTAATGCAGATCACTGATATCGGTTATCTGTGCGGCGACTCCGAACGTATCCGGTTCGTCCCACTTGGCCAACAGGCCAGTCCTCAGGCGCAATAATCCGTCGATATCGTGCTGTGTCAATTGGTAATCTAACTCCTTAACCGATTGCGGCAACGTTGCGATGTAAAGCAATACGTCAGCCTGTGACAAATCCATTGCCTTCCGCTGATCTTGATCCGCAGGGGCATAATCTTCCGCAGGATTCAGCCCGCGTTCAGCAAGCGCCGTGTCAAGGGTCGCCTGCGGAACACTTTGGCCTATTTTACTTTGCAATACCTCTATGTTGGTTGCCATTTGTCAATGGGTTAGGTGGTTGCTGGAACAGTCGACAGAAGGAATGTGCCGCTGTACGATCCCAATACCGGTGTTGCATAGGCAACCCCCTTGGTAATGACCGTAATCGGATCTTCCTCCGGCCACGTCTTGACCAGTACGATTCCAGATTTGGTTTTTTGACCTTGCGTTTGCTCCACAAACTCGTCGGCTGACAAAGTGTATTGTACCGAACCGATTTGCTCTGTGGCAGTAAAACAAACTCGCCCAGGTTCCCACCCCGAATCAATATCCTGTGATCCGTCTTTCTTTTCGATGGTCACATCAGATTCCCATATGCGGATTTGCGGAAGACCCTTACCACGAAGGGCAGCGTTAGCCTGTTCCAATGACGGCTCGCCAACCAGTTGCAAGGCGTTGGCGATATAACCAGCGCAGTACTTCTGGAATTTGGCACAAGCCACCATATTGTCGAATGTGGCTTCGTCCATCGTTGCGAATCGGATAACCTTGCCTTTATTCTTTGCGTTCTGTTTGATCGCCTTGAAGTCAGCAACCGGATCCGCATTAACGTGGTCGTTCCACGATACACTGGCGTTAACCTTGTTGCTGCCAGGTATGCCGAAATCGACGTTCACCGTGGTCTGAACGCCCTGCTCGTTGTTCACCAGCGTTAGGTCGTAAGCGCCATTTGATGCGGCTCGCTTAGCAAGCCATTCCAAGCGCGCACGTACTCCATCCACCACAAAAGGCTGATCACCGTAGATCCACTCGATGATGCGACGTTTAACATCAGCTTGCCCGGTAGGTCCAACTGCGCGCAAGTCGCTGATCAGTTTACGGTACTGATTGAAATCAGTCTCTACCTTGTCGCGGGCAACTTCAATTTTAGGCATGTCGCCGGAAATCTTTCCGGGAGTCGGGCGTCCCATGCGCGGTGCACGGGAATTGAATGCCACTACCGGTGCAGCCACTTTGGCGCCGGTGTTCGCCTCTATTGACTGGAATGTCAAATCTGAGGTGTATTGTTCCGGGAATAACGATTGGTATTTCAGTTCCTCAAATTGATAGGCATTAAGATATGCCTGCGCATCTGCCAACCTGAACTCCGGAATCAGTTGATTAATAGTCATCTTATTCTGATTTTAATGATTAAACCAACGTGATACGGGGCAGTGCTGTTGCGATTGCTGCAGCTGCCGCTTTTTCGGTAGCAGGCAATGCGTCGATGCGCGCCGTTCCACTAATTACTACTCCAACCAGTGCGTTGTCCTCGGCCTTTACAGGTCGGTAGGATAGCCCTAGCAATTTTACGTTCGTGCCGGGCGATGCCGGATTCGTAACGATTACCCCGATTCCTGTTGTTGTGTTGCGACCGATCAACGTTCCCTCGGGGATGAAACCATCCGCGGGTGGATTGTATCCGGTAACATTCACAATAACGCCTCCGGGGTACGTATCCACGACGTTTTCGAACACCAGTGGTGCGAATCCGCCGCCTTCTGTTTTTATCCCTAACATGCTGTTACGTGGTTTTAGGCCGTTTTAGCTTTTGCTGCTTCGGCCTGTTCATTTAAAAATGACTTCATTAACGGCGATACCTCTTTCTCGCCGATTTTACCGCCACCCAACACCTTTGATGGCGCGTCTCCGCCCAATCCGGCGTCTGATTGCGCCTGTACGTCCTCGGTGACTGTCTGCTCGATTTCGGCCAGATATTCAGAGAACTCGTCGTCGGTGTTGAAGGTTGCCCGCTCGTAAGCGGAAAGCAATGCTTTCTTCACTAACGGCGAAGCCTTCTCCAATTTGGCCTCCAATTGCTGTCTGCGCGTTTTACCAACCTGTCCGGCTTCGAACGCGGCGAGTTTGCCCGTAAGGGTTTCGATCACCTTGTTCTGCTGCTCAACATGCTGCTTAAACCACGCCGGGGCTTCATCTTTGTCTGATTTGTCGTCAGCCTTTGAAGACTTGTCGTCAGCTTTGTCGTCGGTTTTGTCGGCCTTATCCGATTTATCCGCTTCCTCTGCTGCTTTCTTGTCTGCAGTCCGCTTAGCATCGTCCAAAGAAGCAAGCTCTTTGAAGTCGATTAATGCATCCAGTTTTTCAATCTCTGCTTTGATTGCGTCTTCTTTGTCCACGTATGCGTCCAGTTTATCCGCAAAAGCATTGATACGAACGTTGGAGAGGTTAATGCCCTTGGCTTTAACATGCTCCTTTAATTGGGTAAGGATTTGTACTTTGAGTGACATAATTTTTTGTGCTGTGAGTTGTGTCCGGCCGCCGCCGTGCGCACCTCGTGTGCTTAAGTAGTGGTAAAGGTATGTCCGTTTAATTGGTTGGGAAAGTGGTTGTTCGTATAACAGCCGGTATTATACGAACTATTTACGTTGGCGTGAACAACAAAGCCCTGAACCGGGGAGGAACAGGGCTTTTTACTAACCAATTATAAACCTATGCCCCGGATGGAGCTGATGAAATGCTGTCTTGTGGGGTCTGTGCCGACTGTGTGGTCGCCAACTTAGCCGACGCCTCTTTCTCTGCAACCAGTCGCTTTAACTCTGCTTCCGCATCACTGATCCACGGGAAGAATTCTAGCGCCGTCTCCTGGCTCAATATTCCAGCTGCACGAGCGGAGGCGATATTGTCGATCTGTTCTTTATCGTCATTAATTCTGAACAACGGAATATCGAACTTAATATCAAGTGTTCTGGCGGCTTCTTCAAGTGACCTTTCTATGGCAACGCATGCCGATTTCAGAAAGTTGATTTCGCGCTGGGTTCCCATTCCGTACTCGCCCATGATCTCAGCACGAGCTGCTAAATGAGCGTCCATGAAAATTCGATCGTAAGCTACGCCTGAAACATTGCCTAACTCTTTCATGTCCTCCATAGACATCTGAGGGGTCTGTGTGCAGGTGAATATATATTGGGCAAGCGTGTCGATTTCTAACTTGATAGATTCAGGGGCATGTTCCCATGTAACGTATTTGGCATCCGCCAACGTGGTTCCGTTCGTGGGTTTGATTTGGACCTGTTTTCCGGTTTCTCCCTTATCAGCTGCTTTACCAACAAATTCCCCAATGTACACCATTGTAGGGCTTCCGTGGTAGTCGTTTGTGTCGCCAAAGTTACTAAGCACGGTTTCAAGCCTTGCAATTGCATGTTGGACATCCGCCCACGGAGGTAATGCCTTCCCGTAATAAATCACGGGAATCTTTCCGTAGCTGTGCGGTTTTGCTTCCTCCAGCAACCAACCACTTCCGCCTGATGGGGCTTGCTCACCTTGCCTGGGTTGCCTGAACCGATAAATATGTGTGCTTGTGTAAATATCGAAACGCTTATCCTTAGCAGTTACGTCAATATTAGCAGATCCAGCAAGCTCGCCAATGTCTATTGGCGTTTCATAGGTTCTCCCGAAATATATCATGTCCCCATACCTGTCAAACACCGGAAGTAATGTATCTCCTTTCCTCGGCGAAAGTACCTCACATCGCATCCTGAACCTACCCCCAACACTAGATAGTTCTCCCCAATATCCTTCTGGCGCCGGAACACTATACCATAGTTTTGCAACCTGTAATTCGGAAAGCATTCTCGTGGCCACGTCGGTCTCAACAAAGTCCATTTTATTGTCTTCCCGGATTTTCTTTACCATGTCGTACAGTCTCTCTTGGTCAGGAGTTTCAGGGTTTGACTCCAACTTTATCGCGCCAACGTTCATGAAGGCGACCCGTCTGGTAACGATTAACTTCTGTAAAGGCAATGCAATACGGTTAACTTTTACCGTGCTGCCATCCTTCTTCTTCTTATCAGGCCTTTCAACTGGATCAAACACCGAATGCTGTTTAACATCGTATTCCTTCTCTGCGTCACCATACTCAGGTGCAACGGCTTTGCCCAATGCCTCTACTATTACAGGTAGTTGGTCTGTGGCAATGGTGACGTCTTGCGATTCCTGCACGTCTGCCTGTGATGATGATTGTGTCTTTGCCATGGTTAAATAGTGGTTTAATAGAACGCGTCGGTGAATTCGTTGGTCAGTTCGACAGGTTCCGTCGAAACCAACTCAAAATAATATCTCATGATTAGCAAATCCCGCCAGTCTGGGGAGGTGCCAATGTTTTTCTTTACTTCTTCTTTGGGCAAGATGCGCAGCTTGCCATCACTATCCGATTTATACGTTTTGAGCCATGATAGCTCGTCATTGATCCGCTGCCTGTCCGACTCAGAATCAATGCACTTCAACCATATCTTATGCTGGGCAATGATGTTTTGAGCCAATAAATATGCGCATTGCGCCTGTAGGTTGAAGTAATTTTCTTTCAGCGGATCGAATTGCTTTCCCTTTGAGCCTTGCCAACGTTGCTCGTTCTCCAAGGCCGTATCCATCGGGATTGGTTTGGAGTTATTGACGAATCCTATTATTCCGCAATTATCAACCACTCCGCCGCCAACTCCATCTTCGTCAGCCAAACAATGGTGTGCCGGCACATCGTGCTTAGTACGCATTGCGTTGATGCACTCCTGAATCTCAGTGGTTGCAGACACTGCAAACGAATGCTGCTCAATCATAACCCATCCATCAAACACCGACACCCGGGCCGCATCTGAACCGTAGCGGGCAATATCAGCTATGATGTACTTGGCACCAGTAGGCTGTACGTGGCTGTTGCTATACATCGCCACAATATCATCATACCTACACATCGCCGTTGGGTCATCGTCATATTCCCAATTTCCGTTCAGCAGGCGTTCTTTCTTTGCTATATCCTTCGTTCTTTGCAACCGCTCAATATACCCTGCATCAATATGGGGATTGTCCTGAACGAAAGCTGCCAAGTACTTCATTAAAGCAGGCAAGGTTCCGTTCTTGTTCGGAAGGTAAAATGTTGTGTACAACCAATTCTTTTTCGGGTTGCAAGTAATGAACAACTTTCCAGTCAATCCGTACCGCTCATTGTATTGCCTACCAATACGCGTCTTCAAAACGTCATAAGCTCCGAAGTCCACTTCTCCAGCTTCCTCTATCCACCCGCCCGTGTACTCGGTTGATCCAAACCGTTCGAAAATGGGATCGCTTGGCTTGTACTTCAACTCCAGTAGGTCAATACGGCTACCATTAGCAAATTGTATGAAATTCTTTTGCCCGTTGTACTTGAAGTCAACCCCGTTCCTCACCCCGTATTCCAATCCGACCTTGAAGAAAGTTATCAAGGTTGATTCGGTGATCCGTTTCAATTCCTCCCGGCCAATGAACCATCTGGTGCCGGGGTAATTGAGGCACATGAACATAAGCCAGCAGCAACCGGTCCATGACTTCGCCCCACCTGCAGCACCTCCATATAGGAATTCCTCGGTGTCGGTGTCGGTAAGAATACGTAACGCCTGTTCCTGCTTTTCGTGTCGGCCTTTCGGTGTGTCCACTATAAAGTCAAATAGCCCTCTTTTGAAGGCTACACCTTTAAGTTTCGTAACATCCAGGTCCGACAATATTTCTTCTACATCACTCACGTGGATTTGGTGGCTTTTAACAGTTCATTAATTGCTTCGTTGGAAAGGGCTTCGATGTTGACTTTTGGTGCTTTTTGAGCGTTATCAGCCTCAAAGAACCCGATATGTTTGCCGATCATTTCAGTTGCTTTGTTGGCTCCGCTGCTGTCAAACTTGTATTCGCCGGATTCTATCCACTGCTCCCCGTCGAATATCATAACAGGTTCGGCGGTCATGCAACGGTCTGATATTTCTTTAAACCGATTCAATACCCAAGCTTTGTCTATCCCTGTCTTTTCGCTAATTTCTGCCTGCCTTTTCTTGATTTCTTCGGAAATTTCTGGGATTTGTAATAGTTGGTAACCTCGTTCTTTGGCTGATTTAGCAGAGAAACCAGCGGCAATAGCGGCTTCTTTGGCATTTGGGTGCTTCAAGTATTCCTCTATAAATTTCGCTTGCTTGTCTGTCATGATTGGTGAAGTTTAGTGAAGGTCTTACTTATACCTCCTTACAATTCCATCTACCGTCATACGGAAGGTAGGGTTCTTTGCGTAGTAATGCCTGGCATGTCCGATATAATAACTCGTTGCGCGTTGGGAAATACCAAGCTGCTCCCCAATTGCCGAGCAGACTCCGTTGCGAACCTTGCAATCCGCATGGATAGACTCGGGCGATAATATAGCAAGGGAGGCAGCAATAAAAGCGATGTTATCGTAGAATGGATCCAGCGATGTCTGAATGGAATGCGTTCGGAAGTATATGTGCTTCAACACCCTTGTGTCAATATGTTCAGCAACGGCAAGTTGTCCACGTACCATTTCCAGCAGCCCTGGATTCTGGTAAGCTATAACCTTTAACAAAGTTGTGTCTCCCATACATGCAAAGTTAGGCAGGGGGGAGGGTATGAATAAATTTATGAACGGATAATAACCGACTAAATGGAGATAGTCGGTTATTTCTTATTATCGCCAAATCGGTGTACGTATTTTTTTATTCATATATTTGCGCTATGGAACTGAAAGAATTTTTGGAAAAGGAAAAGATGATAAACAAATCGGAGGTTGCAAGGGAAATGTACCCCGATATTAACGGCGCTCCTATTAGGCTTATGCAGAAGCTGAAAGGCCACAAGGCCGGTAGCGGGCCGCAACGATTCACAGACGCGGATACAGAAAAGGCTAAATCTGTCTTAAGGGATTTCCGGTCAAGGCTGGATGAATTTATCGGTGATTAAGCCCCTGTTTTCTTGGGCAACAGCGCTTCTTCGTATTTCTTAGCGTCCTCGGACGGGAACTGACCTAAATACGCTTCCGTGGTAGCTATATTGGCATGGCCAAGCTGCTGGCTGATGTAAGCCAGTGGAGCGGTTTTCATCAATATCGTAGCGTATGAGTGGCGCGCCCAATAAGTGGTAGGGTTAAAGTCCCATTCCAGTGCGGTAGCGATTGACTTTAGGCCGATGTTTATCTTTGCCACGGCTTTCTGAACCTCGAAATAGATTTGCTTCGGCGTCATCTTGGGATTAAGTACGTGGAATACGTAGGGGCTGTTAAGCTTCCTGCCGCCGTGCCGCTCTATTATCTCTATGTGCATGGGCTTTAGGTAGATTGTTACCGGCTTCTGATGGTCCGACCTACCTTTAGTCTTTTTCCTTACAAATGTGAAGCTTTCCAGCTTATCGAGGTCGCTCCATTTTAAAGCGAACATATCAGCCATGTTCATACCCGATGACAGGTAGCTGAAAAGAAACATATCCTTTGCAAACCTTTCCCGTATCCCTTTTGGCTGGTATTCGGTAAGCTGGGCTATCTGGTCTATATCCAATGCCCGCCTGCTTTTGTTTGGCTGGGGCGGCGTGTACTTGCCCCGCGCAAAAGGATATTTGGCCGGATCCAGTTCCCCGGCTGTTATCGCTTGGTTAAACATCTTCTTGATAACACCCATACGCATGCGTACCGTGGTGGGGGAGTTGCTGTTTACGGAGTACTCCCATTGCTCGAATTTCTTTAGGAAATCCGGTGTCACCGACAGCATGGGTACGTTGTCCGTCCCGGCGAACGACCTGACAGCATTGTAGGTCTGCTGGCATATGCTGGCCGTGCTTATCTTCCCCTGCTTTTCCAGCGATTCCCTTTCGGACTTAAGGCGGGACAGCAGGTTGTTGCGGTCGCCCTTTCCCGACCACCTGACATTAAAAGTGTCGAATGTGAAGAACTCCAGGGCCTCGATTGTCCTGTTGGCCCTGGTCTCAACAGCTATGAGCAAAGCCCGTTCCTTCGACTGCGTTTCATTCAGGCGCTTGTTTTCCATCAGCCGCGCGAACGCTTCTTTGGTGTAGCTGAACTTGGTCGGATACAGCTTGGTCTTGCGATCGTGGGTAACCCTTAGCTTTAGCGGGTACTTGCCGGTAGCAAGTTCCCGGCGCGTGTCGAGGTATAGCGAAGCCTTTGCCATGCCGCTAATTTACGGATTTGCAAACATGGTGCAAACAATTTGCAAACAAGATTTGCAAACATTCGAATCCGCCACTATGCTGTTATGTTAATTTCAATGCCGTTAGATGCATTTGAAATGGTTTAGAATATGTTGCAAAACACTCCTTGTACATATTACCTTTTTACGTAACCGATTGATATACAATTCGGTGTGTGTCGTCTGAACTTAGGTTTGCAAACAATTTGCATTTAAATCCCGTTCAGGATGCAAATTTAGGTAATTTCGATGGGTTTTTAATGAAGGTGATTATTTGGAATATTTCGCCGCGTAGAACTGGTTGTGAAGCTCTTTAAGCATCTTGTCCATAGCTTCTGTTTTAGCTTTCACAGCTTCCACATCTGCCATCACTGCCTTTAAGTCGATGACCCGTATCCGCTTGTCGTCTTCCATGTCCTTAAGCTTTCCCAGGCCTTCGAAGAACCATTTGTAGTTAAGGCCGTAGTGCTTATGCATGGCCTTTACGAAGTCCAGGGGCATCGGCACCGTACCCGATTCGTAATGAGAGATAAGGGATTTGGATTTGCCTATCGTGTCGGCTATGTCCTGCTGGGTAATGCCGAATGTTTTACGGAATAGCTTTAGGCGTTTTGCTTCGGGGGGAATGGTTGGCATTATAAGTCCATTTTCAGTTGCCAACTTAGGCCGAATTTCTTTGCGTACTCAAAACGAAACTCATACCAATCGTTGCTTTTTCTCATCATGTCGACAGATTCTTTGATGTATTTATCAAGCTCCAAAAGACCTCTATCGTTAAGCCATTGAAAATGTTTGTCCTTTCTTATACCAAACTCAATGTATGGATTAAGTATTTGAAGGGTGGGCAGTATATCCCTGTCGAATCTACCATAGATAATTTGATTGGTATATCTGCCGATTATTGCCGGGCGATGGCTTTTATTTTTAGGCAAAGGCCATCCGTGAAGCCGGAAGATCTGATCGAAGTACTCTTGCGGGAACCGCTTCTCATATTCCCGTTTCATGGATGATATGACCCTTAGTCTTTGGCGCCTTTCATATATGGAAGTATACTCACCGCTTATAAGCTGTATCCGTTCGGACTCACGGTCAAGGATATGATCCGACAACTCAGATTGCGAGCGATTTTCTGTTAAATCTATAAGTAGTTGTGATAAATTAGCTCTGTCTTCCCGGCTTATTAATTCGTCCTGTTTGCTAACGGCTTTTGTAGCTAGCTTTTTATTATTTTCCATGATGATTAATTTACACGTAAAGTTTTAGCCTACTTGTTTCCACCAGCTTCTTTGCTGATGATATATTCGACCAATCATAATCCAAAGTACCTTTCCATATACTTTCATCGGGGTTCATTACCTTAGCCCTTGCCCATGCTGACCTATTGGTGCTGCCCCTATCGTACGCGTCAAACGTATATATTATACTTGGATGGACGTGATTAAGCTTAGCGAATCTGTTTACATAATCCTGGTTAGATAAGTTGGGGCGTATCGTTTTAGATTTTTCTTTAGAAAAAATATACTCCCTGGCAAAGTGATCAGCCTCAGCTTCTTTTTCTTTTACAGGCATCAAATCTGAATTCGGGTCTGACACGTGGTAATTACCTGACTTTATCTCTGGCCAATCGAACAAAACATGATGCAACTCATGAATAAGTGCAAACCAAATAGTTGCATAAAACCCTTTATAATCCGTTAACGCTATGCATGGTTTGCCGTTCTCTGAAAAAGTAGCCCCACGTAAATGCAACGAAGAAAATGGCGGCAAATAAATAACAGTAATACCTATTTTGTACAGGCTTCTAATGACGTTATTAAGCCCCATATCAACACTCATGGAGTGCCATCTTATTTCAGGGAAGTAGGTTATAAGCGCTTCCCTATCGTATTCGTACGGATTGTTAATCGCTTTAAACACGTCTTTAGCTGCGTTTATCCACATCGATCTGCTAAAGGTGTTCTTTGGAGTTATGTATCCAGCACTGAAAGCAGCTTCTTGTAATGGCATTCGGTATTCAAAGATGCTATTAAGACCGAAGAAGTCGGTTATCTTTCTTTCGATTTCCGAAAAATTAGTTATGCTTTTTATGAACCCTGATTTCTTCAGATCGGCGAGATCAAAGTGACTACGTATAAAATCAATTTTATCCCGTGATATCGGCTTTTCTTGAGGAAAGTTTTTTTCTAATGACGCAAGGTATAGTTTGGCGCATTTCTCAACAGGTATTTGCAGGAAATCAGATAGCTTAATAATATTGGTAAAATCTATCTTCCTCTGTGTTCCGTCAAGTATACCGTTTAAAGTCCTGTATTGTATATCGGCAATATCGGTTGCAGTCGTAGGGGTTATATTTAGTTCATCCACTCTTTTATCAAAAAGACTTCTTAAAGTAACGTTCGAATCGGAAGCGTCCTCATTGAATAATCCCCGCAAAAGCTCGTCTACATTAAAATTATCTTCTTGTCCCATTTCACAAAAATTGCAACAATACAATTGCAAAAATAGTGAGATATTTTAATATAACAAGAGTTTTTGCAAAATAATTGCAGTTATACAATTAATATTTTGTTATGTATTATTGGTTAGTTTATTTGTCCCTGTATACTTTCAATACGCGAAGCTAGCTTTAGTTCCCGTCTTATTCAGGTTGTCGTTTATCGGAAAACAAACCGGTACAGTGAACGATATAGTGTTCACCTCTGTTTCTGATCGTTTGTTTGTGGCTTTTCCGCCTATAGAAAGGACGCTTAGTTTTACGCCAGCACCACCCTCAGAGCCGGATTCACCCTCAATCGTTACACCTATTGTAAAGCTTACCTCCTGCACCATTCTTCTGCCATTAGTAGTGTTTAAGAATTTTGGTTCCGAGGTGCTGGTAAATGATGGATTAATGATAGCGGTACTACCGGATTCTTTAAGTGCTGTTTGAGATTCTTCGATCCCCTTCACTACACTGATCAAGGTGTCTTTTATGTATTCGCTTAATTCCATGGTTAAATTGATTTAATTGGTTATTGGTTTTACTTATCCCTGTATACTTTTTCCCAAACGCTTACGTTTCTAATTTCAGCTATAAATCTTCCGTAATTACGATAATCATTATATTATTGCCCGACTAAATTCGAAACGTTAATAAAAATACTTAAGTTCTACTAATTGCCTGTTCGGTACGTAAACTCCAAGTGACTTCCAGGCAACAATACCAGAATAGTCTATGATTATGTTTCCGTTCTTGTTATACGCCCAAGGAACGATAATGGTATCCAGTATCGGAGCGCTCTTTCCGTAAACAATAGAATGTATTTCCTTTTTGTTTGCTTTGTAAAAGTTAGCCCCACTATCTATAGCCTCGTCTATTTGCCGTATGATTTCGTTGTATACCTTGAAAAAATTAAGCGAGTGGTATATGTAATCCATCTTGTTTTCCCGATACGGAACCATATCGATAAACTTTTTAATACCGATACCCTTTACGTATTCTTCGTATACTTCGGCCAGATCTTGGAGTTTATACAAGGATGATATTTCATATGCGGTATAACTTAACCCGTCACATAGGTCGTCAAAAACTATTGCTTCCATGGCTGATTTGGTTTTCCTTGCTAGGGCCGCGTTGGCGCATGTAAGGATAAAGCTCCGATCTTGGTTGTACCCCATGTATTTACCACGATCATAATAGGTGAACTCACCCGACTTGATGACAATGTTTTTATTATTATCGTCCACAAGTATGTAAACAAGGTGGGTGAATTCCATATCAGTTGCCGATCTGCGTATTATCCCAAGACTTTCCTATATTTATAACCTCTGGCATAGAAACTAAATATTCTAATAATGCACTATAACTTTTTGATTGTAAGTAATCTGAAATAGTGTCAGATATCTTAAAGTACAAAATTCCGTATGTGTCTAACGAACCAAGATCAGATATTTTGCCTAAAACAACCAACACTTTACCTCTTTCGTAAATGTATGCGTTTCCCTTTATTGGTGATATTTGAGAGTTACCTACATATCGATATCTCTCTTCCAAAAATTTCCTTACGTCGGTCAAAGCTTTTTCTGTAGCGCCTACTTTATAAAATAATCCGGCCACTTCTAATGAAGTTTTGTTATTGCTATTAGCCACAAAAGCGGTGGTAACAACACCGTCGGTTTGTGTCTTGAAAAAAGTCACCCCATTTTCATCTTGCGGTTTTAGTCTTTCTCTATACTTCTCTTCTTCAATCCTTGCTGTTGTCACGTTAGTCGTGAAATTTAGATGGTGAGGCTCTACTATATCATCGGCTATGTATGGCGATATAGTCACAAAACACGAATCTTTGCTTTCTTTGTTGCTTGCTATAACCTTTGTTGTTCCTATTGTTTTAGCCGAAAATAGACCCGATTCTGATATGTCACCAACCACCCATTCTTGTGATTTGGGGTCATTAATTACTTCCCAGTTAGTGTTTTCTATGTCGTTCGTTTCAAATTTGAATTGCTCATCATAGTGTAATGTTAACTCGTTCTTATTGATTTTTATTTTTACTTCTTTTGTGTCAGGCGATTTACTCTGATCTTCGTTCGGGTTAGTGTCCGATTTTTTACAGGAAATGAATAGCGAAAAAGCGCAGTAGATAAAAATTGATGAATAATAGTTTTTCATGGTTAATTATTTTTCAATATCTGGAATTGGAGGTCTAAATGACACTATCTTGCGATAAATGAATACCTGGTTTATTTCAGAAAGAGGGATTATGTAGTCCTTGAAAGCAGGATTATAGGAGTGACATCTAATGTATCCCTCTTCAATGTTATGCTCGGTTATCTGCTTCAACACAACCCCGTCTTTGCTGACAATTACGAATAGGTTGTTCCTGATCGGTAGACGCTCGCCTGAATTGATTTTTAGCTCCTTTATCAGTATCTCCGTGCCGTGAGGGATTGATATGGACGTACCGTCATCCATCGAATGTCCGTCTACTCTTACCACGAGGTACTTACCTCGTTCAAACTCTTTTGGAACAAGCCTTTTTTTGGTTTCGGGCAATACGCTTAGATCGTCAACGCCGAGATAGCCAGCCGCCGTAGCTAAATCCTCATACTCAACCATCATGTAATCCTCATAGGGGATAGGTGTTATCCCATCCGGTTTATTAATTTGGTCACTTGTGGCTAAGTTAGTATTTTGTTTTTTATTTAACAACCAATCTATGTCGTAATCGGGGAAAGCTGATTTTATTCTCTTCAATGTATCGCTTCTGACTTTAGCGGGATCCTGCCTTAACAACCGAGTCAATGGGCTTTGGTCTGCATAGCCCATGGCTGTTGCTGCGCTTTTATAGTCATCGTATTTATCTAATATAGCCCTGTTTAGATTAATTAATCTTATCTCATCAGCCATCTAAAAAATATTTGAAATTTTATTTGTAACTAATTGTATCAAATTTTATCTTTGTTGTATGTATTTGTATTTGATGTAAAATACTTGATAACGCAAATATACAACTAATTGTATCATTTATGGAGATTGTACAGAAAAGGCTAGTTAAACCAAATTGGACAAAATCACTTAGGGACTTAAAGATTGAAAAGGAGTGCCTTAAAGCCGATATTGAACACAAAGGAACAATAAGAACGATGGCCACAAGATTGAAGTGCGAGGGTATGCATTTCACTTTCTCAACAGAAGGAGACAAGGTTTTGGTGTGGAAGATACCAGTACCAGCAAGACAATACAGCAGAAAATAAAAAAATTTGATATTTAATTTGCAACTAATTGTATCTTGTTGTATCTTTGAAATAATAAAACAAACCCCGACTGGTGGAACAATCGGGGCAAATGGTTAAACCACTTTAAATACTCTTAGAGATGCCAAATGTAAAAAAAATCGAACAATTCATCAAGGAGATGAAAAAATTCACAGACAAGGACGGATTTGAATGGGCGCTATTGGCGGCCGAATACAACAACGATCACCTTGTGGCTGAATTTGTACCGCACTCAATGATCGCAGACGATTCATGGCAGGAGGATGACGTAAGGAGTCTGTTGGTGGAATACGAACCCCAATCGGTAGAGACGGTAACCGGGGGCGAGTACCCGAGCTTCTCAACCCGATACGTGGAATACGACGATCCCGAATTCGACAGGGACATGGCTATTGCGGTGGCTTTCGATCAGGCCATAGACTACCTACATGAAAGGAGGGTAAGCCATGCTGCTTAGCGTAAACGAATTGATCGACATGGCCATCGAGGTATCGATGAACGGCACCAAAAAGGTAGCCGTTCAGTTCGCCCCGATAGCGAAGATGGTGACCTTTCACTTCTTCGATGGCTTGGAGGTATCCAAATCCTACGCGGTTGACGTAAGCAACCCTGACCCCGAACAGATAGACGAGGTATTCACTGAAATAGCCAAAGGCATAGAACTGGAGGTAGAATCATGACACTGAACATACTTAACAAGATCAACCGCGCTGCATTTGAAATGGGACAGGAAACCAAGCATAATGTAATGGTAGATTATTACAGCGCAACCAACAACGTATGTGTGACGGTTTGGAAAAACGGGAACATCGAAGACAGGGAGGTTATGAATAGCATTCACATGAAGCCTGAAACCATTCTGTTTAAGCTTTTATCCCTCCTTAACGAAGGAAAGGAAATTGCAGCATGAGTACCCTACGAATCCAACGGTCATCATATCCGTCTGATATGAGACCCAACCAACCCCGTAAGGACTTCAACGGATGGGCGCTTTTCATCAAGTCACAACTGATGAAGATGGAATACCCAAATCTGAAAGGAGGCCGGAAATGATCGCTACCAAATCATACATCGACGAAAACGGAGTGGTATACGTTGACGGTGAACGTCTCCGGTTTATCCGTAGGCAGCAGAACCTAACAGCTAAGCCAAGCAGGCACCGTAAGCAGCCGGAGCCAATTGACGATAATCTTTTAAGGCTTTCGCTGAAAGAAGCCGCTATCAGCATGTTCGCTGCAATGGCTTTCTTTTCTATCATGGCCTGGATCGTAAGCATTATTCTTTAACACTTAAAAATCTCTTGGAAATGGAAACGAAATCAAATATCTATAAGAAATTGGCCGCTGTTAAAGCCAAAATAGGAAAGCTAACAAAGGACACCTCGAATCCTTTCTTCAAATCGAAATACGCGGACATAAACCAACTGATCGAAATGACCGATCCTGTCTTACTGGAGGCCGGGCTTCTATCCCTGCAACCCATAGAAGACGGTCATGTGGTTACGAAGATCATTGACATTGACAGTGGGGAAACAATCACTTCATCACTGAAACTTCCCGAATCCAACGATCCCCAAAAGGTGGGTAGTGCGATTACCTATTTCCGAAGATACAGCCTAAAGGCTTTGCTGAATATCGGAGAAGAAGATGACGATGCTAACAAAGCGTCCGGCAACAACCAAAACCAAACAGCTAATCAGAAGCAACAGAAAGCAAATACAGCTACAGCAGCAAAAGCATCTGCATCAGATCAAGTCAAACAACCCGCTTCAAAATCAGAGCTGTATCCGGGACTTTTGGACAAGTGGAATGCCGCAAAGGACTTCATCAAAAATTACAATGAAGGATCTGTTTTCGATGCTTTGGACAGCATAAAGAAGAAATACACCATTAGCGAAGCAAATGAGAAACTTCTCGTAAAGGAAGCCAAAGGCGTGGAGATCAATAACGATGATCCTTTAGAGGCAATCGACGCCATTAAGGCCGCTGACGATATGGCTTCACTGAATCAAATCTACAACGATTGCCAAGCCCTCCACACCAACAAGGCATTCGTAGATGCTTACGCGGCACGGCAAAAGGAATTGGCAAAACTTGGAAAGGCAGCGTAATGGGAGCAATGAAACAACTTTACGGGGATATGCAGGAAGCGTATCCCCTTACAGAAGCCGAAGAAATGGCTTTGGTGGAGCAGCAAATGATTATGGAATATTATTTCACTGAAAATGGAAGTACTGGAACTGATACCGGAAACTAAGCAGGAATTATCGGCACGTGAAAAGTTCACGTACATGCTGATTAATCAGATTCGCACAGGCGAAGTGAAGCTATCCTACACAGCCATGTCCAAGTTTCGAGAATCACCGCGCTCATTCATCGACTACAAGATGAAGCCAAAGGAGCAGACACCCGACATGCTGAAAGGAAGCATCCTGCATGCCATGGTATTGGAGCCAGATACCGTTGCAGACAAGTACATTACGGACGGTGAGATCGTGCAGCAATTGCGCGACGAGGGGTCGGCCAGTCCACGCGCCACCAAAAAGTATAAGGAGTGGCTTGCATCCCAAACCGTTGAAATCGTGCCGAAGGACATTTATGATTCGTGCCGCAGAATGGCAGACTCCGTGCTTGAAAATTCGGCAAGCAAACACGTGTTGTCGCTCATTTCAGAAACTGAGGTAAAGATCGAGTTTACCCACAACGGGCTTCAATTCATCGGTTTTTTGGACGGCAAGGGAAAGGTCATCATAGACCTTAAGAAATGTCAGGACGCCAACCCCGATAAATTCCGCAGGGATATAGCGAACAAAGGTTATTGGTTACAGGCAGGGGTGTATAGCGTGGCCGTGGGCGAAATCCTGCCGTACTACCTTATTGCCGTGGATGAAAATTGTGGCGTATCGGTTCATGAACTGGAAGATACTTATGTCGAATATGGCATGGAGGTATTCGACCGGCTTACGCTGGACTTCATCTACTGCATGGATAAAAATCTTTTTCACCGCTCATTCGAGCATAAAAGCGTGTCACCCGATGGAACATTCAGATGCAGCAGACCTCCGTATCTGTCATGAGATTAGCAAGGAAACACTTTTCAGGCAGGCGCTTACGGTACTGGAGCAGATAATAACAAGGGAAACCAAAAAGGTGACCGGAGACAGCAAACACGACGTTATGACGCTGGTAAACGCAAGGACTTTGAAACGGATCATTAACGAAATACAAGAGCCATGAACGAGGCAGTAGTAAGACAACTGGAAGATACCCACAAAGCCAACATGGAGCGGGTAAAGACTTTCGCAAAGCAGATAGGAGAAGCCATAGCCGAAAGGTATTCAAACGATGACCCCGACGAGTTGATGGGCAAGCTTCAGGAACTTGCCACACTTCAATCCACGGCAAGCTACTGCCAAGCCATGGCAAACAGGCTGTACAATGACAGGATAGCCGACCTATGCGAATCACCCGCCTATTGCAAGCTATCGGCTACCGATAAGAAGATGGTATTCGCTGGGCGGGCATCAGAGGAAATCTATTACGTGGAACTATGCGAACGGTACAGCCGCAGCCTTACCCACGCAATTGAAAGCATACGGAGCATATTGAGTTTCAAGAAATCAGAGTTTGAACTCGCAAAATTCCAGCAGACATAACCGTCATGGTCGCCTCCGAGTACCATATTCGACCATCCATCGATTTGGGGGCTATCCTGTCTAACGCTGCGTCACCGAATGACGGATATTTCTAAAGAGGCGCATCGGGTGGTGAAATCGGGGAGGCTTAAAAATTCAACCGATAAGGATAGCAAGGATTGACAGCCGGAATAGACGGCAGAGACGCAATCTTTAACTGCGATGACAGCCGGAAAATTAGACAATCCACGGCAGATGACAGCAGGGAACAGACCTGCAAAACAGGCGCCCATGTTCCATGGTGGCGAGTTGGTCTCCAAAACCGACTGGATAGGTTCGATACCTATGGCGTCTGCAACCATTCAAGCGAGAGACGACACGAGTAGCCGCACACGCAGCGATATGGGTACGGGGATGTTGGATACCCCTGACTTACGGGAACAGACCGTATGACGCGTGGAAAGATGATGAAAGTGTCTGACAACAGGGAATAGACCGCGTAAGGGTGAAAGGCCCTTACTTAAAATTGATTGACAAATGGAACAATTAAGATTCGAAGATTTACCCAAAGCCATGGAGACGCTTATCTACGAGGTAAGGACGCTAAGGCAGGAACTTAACGAGGTAAGGGGCAAAAGCATATTGCCTAAGACGCTAAGCACCAAGCAAGCGGCTGAATTCTTAGGTAAGTCACCCCAAGCAATCAGGAGTTTGGTTTTTACAGGAAAAATCAAACCATGCCGAAATGATGGCCGTCTTTATTTCGACCGTGAATACCTCGAAAGCTGGCTGCGCGGTGACCTTCCCGAAGAAGAAGAAATAGACGTTACGGATCACGTAATAATAAAATCAATCAAATAATTATGAATAAATGCACATTGATGGGGAACATAGGAAATTCTCCCGAATTGAAAAACGTAGGCCAGACACAGGTCGTTGAATTCAGCTTAGCTACTTCCAGGAGAGTGAAGAAAAACGACACCTATGAGAATGTCACCACCTGGCACAACATCAAGTTTTGGGGCAAATCAGCAGAGGTGATTGCCAAATACTTCCATAAGGGCAGCCGAATACTTATAGAGGGACGTATCGAGCAAAGGAGCTACGAGGACAAAGACAGGGTTAAGCGGTACGTAACTGAAATCATCGGCGAAAGCTTCCACTTCATCGATAAGTCCGAACAATCATCCGGCAATCAGCAAAGCTCGGTTCCGCCAACGGTTGATATATCGGATGACGGAGGCAAGGATGACGATCTGCCATTTTGATAACTAACAGTTAGTTAATTATTTATGAGTACGAAACAATTAATAAAACAGCAGCTATTGCAGGGTAAGACACTGACAAGCTGCGAGGCAGCGAGGACGTTCACGACGGCTGATCTAAGGAAATATATCAGCAACCTGCGTAAGTCCGGTATGGACATTAAGGACAAGGTTGTGGTGTCTTCTAACGGACGCTGGTTCAAAAAATACTGGTATGGCGGAGGATCAAAAGGTGAGGCTTAAATCTGACGCGGTGAGCATGGTTTATAAAGAAGGGAAGAATCCATTGGTGTAT